CTCAAGACCGCGTAAGCGGCAAGGTGGGAGGGGCCCGGGATGGGGCCCCGCAACCCCGCGGAAGCTGCACCCCTTGTACAGCGAGCGTGCTTGATGTACTATTGAGACATGAACGCAATGAACGTTGGACGGGTGGCGGTGTACCGGGTGGACGGCACGGTGGTCTTCGGCGGTATCTGCGAGTACGTGACCGCGGACGGGTGGGTTGGCATCCGGCAACCGGACGGGCGCTTGGATGAGGCACCCGCGGCCGGGGTGATCTTCGGGCCGCGGTAGGGCCAGCGGGGAGCCCGGGAGCGGGCTTCACCGGAGCCCCCGGCCACGCGCCGGGGGTCGCGTTGGAGGTGGCCATGGAGATGCCGATCGAGGTTGGGCAGGTATGGACCTTGCGGCCCGGGTTTCGGGCGTGCGGCGCGCAAGGCGCGGCGGCTTCGGTTTGGATCCCGAGAGCTTCCGCGAGCGGTACGAGCGCGAGCCTTGAGGTAGGCGCACGTCGGGTTGTATCGGGAGCACGCTTGCTGTACTTTTACGGACGATGGAGAAGGTGCGTTTCCATGGATTTGTTTTTTAAGCAGTGCGGATGCGGGCGGACGTTCAACGCTCGCGAGTGGGCCGCTCTCGAAGACGTCGGCGAGGTGTTCACGGAAGACGAAACAGGGACGTTTCGTCTCGAGATGAGAAATTGCGACGCGTGCCGTAGCACGCTCGGCATCGAAGCGAAGGTGGAGGAGCGTTGATCCCCGCCCCTACCTTCGCGGTCCATCTCTCGCTTGAGCAGGTGGAGCGCATCACGAAGGCCGAGCCCACGGCGATGCGCATCCTCGCCGCGTTCATGCCCGAGCCCGCGGCGAAGCTGCTCACCGAGCTCGCCGAGAGACGCGAGCGGGACGCGGCCGATTGGCGGGCGTCCACCGTGGATCCGTTCAAACCGCGGCCGGGCGAACGGGTGGACTTGAAGCAAGCGGCGCGGATGGTGGAGGCGCTCACCTCCCCCAAGACGCTCACGCGCGTGGAGCGGGCGCTAGGCATCGCCCCGAAGCGGCGCGGCAAGCCGAAGCGCAAGCCCGCCAAACGAAGGAAGACCCGGCGCGCGTGAAAGCGCGTGCTTGCTGTCATATGATGGGGTGCACCATGGGCGAAAAGCGTGAGGAAACGTGCAGAGAAAAGGACGGCTCGGAGCGATGCCACCGACCCGTCTTCGTTCGCGGCGTCTGTCAGACGCACTACAGACGAGCCGTGCGCATCGAGCAGGGGCGCGCCACGGTGGCGATGAACGCGCCGATCGGCACGCTGGACAAGCCGTTGTGGCGCCGGGAAGGCATCCGCATCCCCCCCGAGGTGGAGGAAGCGATTGAAGCGGACTTGCGCGTGGAAGAGTGTTGGAAGTGCAAGGGGATAGGCGAGCTCCCGAGCAAGCCGAAGCGAGTCAAGGGGGAGTCCTTGCCCCGGCGGAAGGCGGACGGGAATTGGGAGTGCAACCATTGCGACGGCAAGGGGACGGCCGCGCAGAGTTTTTACTCCCGGGTGATGGAGATTCTCGAAGCCTACGCGCGGCGTCGCCGCTCCACGGAAGGCGTGCGGCAAGCGGGTTGACAGTAAGCGTGCTTCTCTTCAAGGTGCCCCGCTCACCTCTAGGGGGCACCATGAAAGTGCGGCTCGGCCGTGTCCGTATCCAGCTTGAAGATATTGAAGTTCCGGAGGAGTGTCGCTTGTGCGGCGCTGCGCTCACGGAGCACCCTACTGCCGTCATCCGGTGGGCGGTGGGCGATGCGTTGAGCGTGGGGAAGCTTGGAACCACCCACTTCGCGCCCATTCCGAGCAAGCCTGCGAGCAAGACTGAGCATTGCGTGCGTGAGCTTCGCTGCGCCACGTGTGGTGGGGAGGTTGCATCGCTCCCGGTCAGGGTGCTCGAGCCGAAGGAAACAGCGGCCCCGCTCAAGGAAGTGAGCGCCGCGTGAGCCGGGACAACCCGCGGCTCACCGTGGACAAAGAGCCGGGGTGGATGGGGAATCACCCCGCCGTTGAGGGACGCTCCATCCTCCCGGTGGACGGGCTCACCGTGGTGTCATGGTCTCCGGGTGGGCCCGGCACCAAGCCCACCCAAGTGCATCTCTTGGTGCCCGTCGGGAAGGAAGGCATCACCATCGCCGTGCGGCTCAAGAGCCGCGAAGCCACGCAAGCGATCATCGATGCGCTGGCCAACCACCGGGACCACGTATGGGAGCCGTGAGGGACTTGCACGTGGTGCTCGGGGAGTGCATCGCGATGATTGAACGCAACGGTGGAGACGCGCACGGGCTCATCAAGGTGCGCGAGAAAGTCCCCTTCACCGCGCCCGAGGTGATGCGAGATAGATGGATGGACGCACAAGTGTGGCTCGAGCAGAACTTCCGCGGGGATGTGCGGCCGTGGGTGGGCGAGCTCCAATCGCTTTGGATGGGGAACCGATGATGCTGCGCGATGGCCTGCCCCCTCCCCCGCCGCGGCTCGCCAAGCTTCCCTTGGATGATCGCGGCTTCCCCGTCCCTTTCTTCGTGGCATGGATGGACGGCAAGCCGGACTTCCGTGTCATGGATTCCCGGAAGTGGGTGCAGTGCGTCCGCTTCGAGCGGTGTTGGCTGTGCGGTGAGCAGCTCGGCCGGCTCCGCACCTTCGTGATTGGCCCGATGTGCGCGGTGAACCGGACGAGCGCCGAGCCCCCAAGCCACCATGGATGTGCCGAGTTTGCCGCGCGTGCGTGCCCCTTCCTCGCCATGCCGAAGATGCGACGGCGCGAAGCGGGATTGCCGGAAGAGGTGTACGTGAGCGGTATTCAGATACCTCGCAACCCCGGGGTAGCGTTGCTTTGGACGATGAAGGGCCGCCCCGAGGTGTTTCAGGCACCGCGCTCGGACGCGGGCCCGGATGGGTGGCTCATCAAGGTGGGCGAGCCCGTCAAGGTGGAGTGGTATGCAGAGGGGCGCCCGGCCACCCGAGCGGAAGTGCTCGAGAGCTTCGAGAGTGGGTGCCCCGCGTTGATGGACTTGGCCACCACGGAAGGGCCGGAAGCGGTGGCCGCACTTCAAGCCGCGCAAGAGCGCGCGTTGGCCTTCCTCCCCACATGAGAGTCCGTTTCGACAGGGTGGGCCGCAACCGCGCCACGTGGGAAGCCAGGCTTGCGGATGGTCCGGAGCCGCTGGACAAAATCGCGGCCCACCTCACCCGGAAGCGGTGGAAGGGGATGCCCGTGCTTCGTTCTCGCTACATCGAAGTCGTGCTCGCGGAGGATATGAGCGGCCGTGGGAGCATCTTCGCGGGATTTCACAAGGTGGGCTCGTTCGAGGTGTTGCCGGACTGAGCATCAATGATCCCGGCCCATCCCCTCCCGAAGAAGAAGCACCGCGGCGGGCGCAACGCTCGCGAGCGTTACAAGGCGCGCAAGCGCGCCGAAGAGAAAGCCGAGCACGCCAAGCGCGAGCACCGGAAGCTCAAGCGGCTCATGGAAGGCTTCGAAATCATCCACGGCTTCGAGCTTGAGAAGCTGCGGGGGCCGCTGCGCCGTGAGGGGTGGCGCCGGGAGGTGTTCCCCCCACCCGGGAAGCACTTCGTGGGCGGTGAACACTCGCGCTTGTTTCGTTCACGAGATGAAGCCGTGGCCGCGTGCGAGCCCACATCCGTGGAGCCGTGCACGTGCGCGGGTGGCCCGCCCGGGGGATGATGCCCCGGATGGCCGAGCAGCTCGCGCTATTCGCCACCGTGCCCGAGGGGCGCCCCGGCCCGTGGCCGATGCTGCGCCCGCGGTACGTGCAAGGGGTGCTCGAATTCCGGCCGCGCGAGCAGCTTGAAATCCGGTTGCCCGGCACCAAGCCACGCCCGAGATGAGCGGCTGTAAGCTTCGCGCGGCCCACGCGGGGGCGGGGTATGCTCCACGCGGCGCGAACCAAGGGGGCAGTCGATGGGCGGGCTGTACGCACCGACAAAAAAGCTCATGCTCGACGGTGACATTGACTTGCTCGCAGACACCATCAAGTGCGTGCTCATCGATACGGGCGCGTACACCCCGGACTACGCGGCCCACGCGTTTCTCTCGGACGTGGCCGGCGGGGCGCGCATCGGCACCCCTCAGACGCTCGCCAGCAAGACAACCACCGCGGGCGTCTTCGATGCTGCGGATGTGACCTTCATCGGGGTGAGCGGGGCCACCGTCGAAGGGGTGCTTGTCTACAAAGACACGGGCGTGGAGGGGACATCCCCGCTCATTTGCTTGTTGGACGGCGTGACGCTCACACCCAACGGGGGCAACGTAACTGTGGAGTGGGCCGCGCCCGGCGCTAACGCGATCTTCAAGCTCTGAGCCATGGCCGTCATCGGATCCGCGCTCTTGGACTTTGGTGCAGCGCCCGGAAGCGAGAGCGCTTCCGTGGCCATCACCGGCCAAGCGGAGATTCTCTCAACGTCCGTGGTGGAAGCTTGGGTGGACGTGCCCGCGGCCGGGACCGCGGACCACACCCCGGACGAGCATTGGGTGGAAGAGCTCCGGGTGCGGGCGGGCAACATCGTCCCCGGGGTGGGCTTCACCATTTACGGCATCATCGGACTCGGCAAGGCGATCGGCACCTTCCGGGTGAATTGGGTTTGGACTCATCCCACATAAGGGGGCATGCATGGCCATCGGAGTGCAAGGCGCGAGCGGTACAGCGCTCGAGATAAACCCGAGCACGAAGGCGATCCGTGCGAGCCCGTATCCCATCGAGGGGGCCGCGCATTACCGCTTCTCGGCCACGTCCGGGCTCATGACGGGCATCGCCGCGGGGGCGGGCACGGCGGGCCACGTAGGGGCCTTCCGCAACACGCACGCGAGCATCAAGCTCATCATCCAATTTGTACGGCTCCGCTTTCTGCTGACCACCGCCTTCACCGCGGCGCAAGAGCTCCGCTTCGCGCTCTTCGTGCTTCGGAACTACACGTCTGGGCACTCGGGTGGATCTGCCATCTCCCCCTCGGGGACCGGCGGGCTCAAGAAAGCCACCGCGTACACGGACAGTAACGTCACGGCCATCAACCTTGCATCCACGGCCGCGCTCACCGCGGGCACGCACAACGTGGACTCCGCGGAGATGATGAGCCTTCACCTGTGGGCCGGCGCCGCGGGCGCGGGTGACACGCGTGAAGCCGTGTTGGACATGATGGGCACGCCCGAGGGGCCGATCGTCTTGGGGCAGAACGAAGGCTTGCTCATCCGCAACGAAGTCCTATGGGGCGCCGCGGGGGTGGGCCGGCTCACGTGGGACATGGCGTGGACCGAAAGCGCCACCTACCCTTGAGCCCCTGAGAGGCGCGCGCCATGTCGCTGCTCATCGCCGCGGCCGTGCAAACGGTTGCGCCCGCGGGCTTGGCCCCGGGCTCGGCGGTGGGCGCGCACGTCTTCCGCCTGTACGTGGGCGGTGGCGGGGTTGCCTCCACGAGCGCCACGGGCACCCCGAAGCTCCACGGGTGTCACCACTCGGGGTGGCGAGCTCGAGCGCCACCGGGCTCCCTCTCTTCAACATCATCTCCGGGCCCGCGGCCTTCCTCGGGGTGCCGAGCTCGGCCGCGGTGGGGGTGCCGTCCCTCTCCCAAGGGTGGTCGCTCACGGGCATCTCCAGCGGTTCCACGGTGGGCCCCGTGGGGGTGTATTTCCCGCTCCCCTCCGCGCCGTGGGGCGCTACGTCCGTGGACTTGGACGCGGGCGCCCGCAGCATCGCTGTAGTCTCGGGGAGCCCCACCGCGTGCGAGGTGTACGGATGACGTTTTACCTTCGGAAAGGTGACTTGCTCCCGAAGCTGCGGGCCACGCTGAAAGACGCGGCCGGCTTGCCCATCAACCTCTCGGGCGCGGTGGTCCGCTTCCGGATGCGCCGGGTGGGCGAGACGGGCGCGCCCAAGGTGGACGCGGTGGCCACGGTGGTGACGGCCACGGACGGCAAGGTGGAATACGCGTGGGCCGGCACGGACACGGACACCCCCGGCACCTTCGACGCGGATTGGCTCGTCACCTACGGAAGCAACCCGATGACGGTGCCGAGCGATAAGCATGTCACCGTGTTGATTGGCCCGGCTCTCGTCTGAGCACCCGGCGCGTCCACGCGCGAAGCCGCTCGAGCAGCGCCACCCGCGGCGGCTTCATCCACGGAACGGGCCCATCGAAGGGGCTCGGCGCGTCTCGTGGTTCAAGCCGAGCGCCGCACGTGTCGCATTCGTCGGTCCGCCCCCGCTTGTGCTTGCCCGGGGGACACAATGGCACCCACTCGGTTGTCTTCATGGCGCTTGGCACCCCGTGGGGCTTGAGCCCACCACGAATTCCGAGACGTACAAGTCTCCCGCGAATGAGCTGCCATTCATGCTCCCAAAATAGATGACGGCGGATCCACCGATGGAGCCGTCGAAAGTCCCGCTGCTCGAGTAGCCCCCGCTGCTCCACATGGAAACGGCGCTTCCGCTCCACCCCACGCGCACGGTGGCGGGAGTCCATGCCGCGCTCGCGCCGAGCTCCACGGACGTGGTGTTGGTGCCGTCGAAAAACTCCATTTTGTCCTGTGCGAAGCTTCCCGCCGCGTTGAGGTTGGAAGCGGTGCGCATGTAACTGTCCGTGGTGGTGCTCCCCAAGCCGCGGCCCACCACATTCCAGCCCACCATGAACTTGATGCGGAAACAGCCCTGCGCTTGCACTCCGGTCCCCGGGGTGAAGCGCGCGTTTTCAAGTGGGCGCACGGCTTCCGCGGTGGTGGAGGGGACATAGCTGGACATGCTGCCGCGGCTCTTGCTTCCGTCCGCTCCCCAGAAAGCAGCCGAGCCGGTGCCGCTCGCGCCCCCGGGCAAAAGGTGTATCTGATACTGCTGACCGGTGGTGACCGCGGCCGGGCTGCACCACGTGCGTTGCCACGCGGCGCTCACTGTATAGGGCGCGGTGCAGACATAGGCCCCGGTGGTGACGTTCCAAACGCGCAGCTCCCCCGGTGTGGTGGCCCCCTTCACATAGGTGGTGGGAAAAATGAAGCTGCTCGCCGTGCTCGCCGCGGTGGGGCTCCGGTAGATTGCGCCCGGAGTCACCGCGGTGAGGGTGTCCGCGGTGACAGTCAAATTCGGAGCAATCGCGTTATCCGCGGTTACGGTAACGGTCCCCGAAACCGTCCCCCACCGTGGATCATCAAACTGCTCCGAAGGGTACACGGCATTGGTGGTGCTCCCCTCCACATGCCACCCGCGCCAATTGATGGAAGGCACACCGGCCGGAATGGAGACCACCACCCCATCCGAGCGCGTGCAGCTCTTGGCGGACGCGCGGGTGATGGTGATGGCTTCCCCGCCCGTCATCGTGACGGTGGCCGTGGTGGAGCACTCCACCCCGCCCGTGTTGAGACTGAGCTTGGTGAAGTAGTCCGTGGGGATGATGCGCTTGTGCCCGGCGGATCTGCGTTGCGAGAGACCGATGCGGGGCCCGGCCGCCGCGTGCGCGCTCGTGGCGAGCGCCACCACGAGAAGCAGCGCTTTCATCTCGGCGCCTCGGTGACTCCCGTGGCGAGCCCCGTGGCCTGATCTGCGGTGGCCGCGCGGCACTGTACCTTGAGCGTGCCGCGGGGTAAGTCCACCACCCAATTCTCATTTGAGCCGATGCGATGTGACTTGTTCACCACTGCGGCCACCCCGATGTCACACCAAATGGGGTTGGGCCCGTAGTTGTCTATCTGCTGTGTGATGGCCCTGTCTGTGTACGTCCGCGGGATGGTGGTGCTTGCGCTCGCGAGCACGAGCACTTCGGCGCCCCAAGCGGGCACCGCGAGCAAGAGAGCGGCGGCAACGGCGGTGACGCGCATGTGTCCCCCTTTAGAAGATGTGCCGCAACCCCAAGCCGGCGCGCCATTCTCCACCGAGCCGCGCTTCACCGAAAGCGAAGCCGAAGCTTTGCGGTGCGAGGTGGGCGAGCGCTTCGCCGCGGACAAAGGGGGGCACGCCCGAGCCCATGCCCGCCGCGAGCTCGAGCGCGAGCCGCCCCACGGGCACCACGGATTGCACCTTGGTGAGCCCCCCCGAGATGCTCTCTCTCAGAGGGGCATCGGAGGGCCCGCGGGCACCGTGGAGGTGGGAACCACGTTATTGATGACGGTCGGCACGGCTTGGTGTTTGAGCGCCGAGAGCTTCACCACCTCCCGCTCCACCGCCCCGGTGATGGCCACGTCTACCGCGGCGTCCGAGGGGAGCACCCTTCGAAGCTGCGCCAAGCCCGCTGAGCCGAGCAGCGCTTTCACGCGCGCCAGCGCCACGTCTCGGAGCTTGGCCACCTCCGCGGTGGTGAGTGTCCCATCCGCCGTGGCCAACGCGAGCTCGGGCTTGAGCGTCGCTTCCAAGTCCGCCACCACGAGCGCGGCGAATTCAGTCACCTTGCCGATCGCCGTCATCACCATCGTGGCGTGCCCCTGCCCGAGCAGCTTCCGGGTGAGCGCGCCGAGCGCCGCGGTGCCCCCCATGGCGAGCAGCCCGAAGAGCCACGGCACCACCGACAACCAACCCCCGGACACCACCACGGACTCCGCGGCGGCTTCCGCCGCGAGCAAGCCTTCAAGCATTGGGCATCCCCATCAGTTGAGCTTCGTGGCGCTTGCGCCAGTCGGCATCTCTTCGGCCCGCGTGGATGTGCGGTGCCGTCACCGAGTGAAGCAAGAGCTCCCAAGCCGGTTTCTTGCACCGGGCTTCGAACCACCCCCACACGTCTCGCCGTTGGTTGGGGGTGTACTCACGTATGCCCAAGTCCGCGGCGCAAAGCAGGATGTGCCAGGAGAAAAGCTTGAGCGCCGCCGCGGTGAGCTGCGCTTCCGTCTTGCCTCGAAGCGGGGGGGCGTCCGCACGGCACGTGCCGTTGAGCCATTTATGATCTTCGGGCGTGAGTGTGATGGGCGCGGACTTCTCTCGGAGTTGAATCCCCTTCCAAAGCTGCACGTAGTAGCGAGCATTGTCTTCGGGGGTGCGGCCGAGTTCGGTCCACAATGGCTCGGGGAGGTGCTTCGTGGCGGACCACGCATCGAAGTCCACCATGAGCGAGCGTAGGTCAGGGTGGATGGTCCCCCGGAATTGGGCATCCATCCTCGCTCGGCACCCCGGTGGTTCATCCTTGAAGCGCACGGCGGGCCCCCTCAATCGCGGTCATACTCGGCGGATGGCCGTTGCTCTCGCCCCTTGGGGTCAATCCTATCCCACCGGGCCACCGCGGCGAGCAGCGCAATTCCGAGCGCGGCGCCCACCCATCGGATGGGGGCCCACGGGTGGAAGGTGAGCAACCCCAAGTCCAGCACGGCCACGAAGCACCAACCCAGAGGGGCCGACAACGCGAGCAGCAACGAAGGCCCCTTCAACGTGCGGGCGAAGCGCATGAGGAAGAAAAACCCCACGGCCCCGTACACCACGAGCAACGCGACATCAGAAGCCGCGCCAACCTTCCCCGGCCGTGGGCTCGAAGTCCCTGCCCCCGTGCTCAATCTCTCGCTCGAGCTGCTCGGCGCTGAGCCCGTATTTGTCGAGGTAGGTGCCAAGCCTGGAGTCCAGTGCTGCGAGCGCTTCATCCACGCGCCGGACGAAGTGACGCCGCTCGAGCCACGTCATGTTGCCCACGTCCACCGTGGCGGTTTCCATGCGCATCAACCCCCGTCCCCGGAGCCTTCCGGAAGCTTGAATTTGATGGTGTCACGCTCGAGCGCGAGCGCCTTCCGCTTGGCCCGCTGCTCGGCCACCGCGCGTTGATCTTCCAACGCCTCCACGAGCCGAGTGGTGAGCTCCCGATACTTCTCAGCGGCGGCAAAGTATCGGGCGCTCTGCTCAAGCCGCGCATGCCAAGACTTCACGAGTAGACCGAAGAGCACCACCACGGCCACGAGCAGGAGCGCCGCCACCGCGCCCACGGGCCCGCCACCGAAGAAAGTCTTGAAGGCTTCAAGCCCCTCGGCGCCCACGGTCCGCCACCTTTCCGGGGGTGCGCGCGTTGCGGCGCACGTGTCCGCGTCGCCTAGCATCCCCCGATGCGCGTGAGATGGGTGGTGTTCCTTTGTGCGGTGCTCGGTGTGCTTGGCGGTTGGGAGTCCGAAATGGAAAGGTCAAGCCACACCCCGAAGCACACGGCCACCGATTCGAGCCAGCGAGCAAACCGATAGCATCTTCCGCATGTGTCGGATCTCCGTGCTAGCGGTGGTGCTCTTGGTTGGTTGCGGTGGGCCGCTCGCCACACGCTCGAGCGAGTGCCTCTCTTTCGGATGGGACTTTGAGCCCACGGACGCGGACGTAGCCTTGCTGGACATGAGCGCGCGCGTGGCGCGAGAGCGCTTCGCCGCGGCCGGCATCGTCTCGGCCGGCGCCTACTGTGCGGCCTTCGCAGCGGTGACGGTGCAGATCCACGAGAGTCATTCGTGGATGCTCGAGGGCGGCAAGGTGATGGGCGCCACGCGGGGGCGCAGCGTGGAGCTCGGGCGCGGCTTGGACGCACTCTTTCATGAGCTGCTTCACGTGGTGGACAATGCCGCGGGCCGCAACCGCGCGAGCGTGGAGCACACGGGGTGGGACTCGAATGGCTTTTGGGAAGCGGAGATGGGCTTTCGCTTCAAGCAATTCACTGAGCGCCAAACACATGAACTGTGACAAACCGGCCGCTCCCGGCCGTTGAAAAATCGTACGGCGTGTTTGCGCCCGCGGGCGGCACCCCGGTGCCGAAGATGTTGAGTTGCCCCGCGGCTTGGATGGCACTGACAACCACCCTGTCATTGCACGCGAAGGTGGCGGAGTAGTTCGCCGATGGGAACGGGGTGGCGAACGGAAGCAAGATGTTGAAGACGTTGTAGCCCGGCGCGCCCACGTTGAAGCCATCCAACACCACGGGTGTGCCCGCGTCGCACCGGATGATTGCCCAAGCCTTGCAGATATTCTTGGCGTGCAACGTGTTGGTAACCGCGGTGGTGGAAGCGGGGTTGCTGCTCAGCGCGGCCGAGCCCGCGGTGATGCCCCCGGTACCGCTCCCAACGGTCAGACTCGTCCCGGCGATTGCGCCGGCCGCGCCGATTGCGCCGGCCGCGCCCACGTCCATGGTGAGCACCAAATCCGTCCCGGGGAATGCCACCCCCGCCGTCTTGCCAGCGGCGCGATCTATGTGAAAGCGGGTCGATGAGAACCCGAACAACACCACATCCCCCGAGATGTCCGGAGTCCACGTGTCCGCGCCGTGGTTGTATTGAGCGTTTACCACCACCTCCAACACCGACGCGGAAGTGAGATAGAAGCGGATCCGCCGGCCGCCGGTCGTGGTGCGCATCCGGAAGAGAAACGTTCGGAGCGCCGTAACATCCCGGGTGAAGTCCGCCGCGGGGTTGCCGTCCGCGCCGGAATTTACATCGATTCCGCCGTTGAAGACTTGCCGAAGCACCCACGTGAGCGCTTCGTTGGCTTCGAGCCCATCGAGATAGCCAACCCATTGACCGATCGTCTTGAGCGCCCAATTCATCCACGAAGCGCGGGGCTTGTTGGTGGGCCCGGTGAGGAAGCCCGCCGCTTTCTCGCCCGTGAGCGGCTCGGTGACAACCGCACCACCATCCGTGGCCCAAGTGAAAAGTGAAGACGGCTTCGCCATGGCTCCCCCTTACAGCGTCAACACGTCCGCCCATTCACCGCCCAGCGTGCCCGTGGCTTCATCCGTCCACCCGGTGCCGGTGGCGTCTTCATAGAAAGCGAGGGTGTCCGCGTCATCCGTCTCTTGATACTCGAGCCGGGCCGACACCCCGCCCCCCTTCCCCTTCCGGAGAAAGGCGAGCATCAGGGGCGCGGAGTCCCCCACGCCCACGGTGCCGATCCGCACCACGATGGCCGCAGGGTAGTGCTCGTCCACTTGGACTGTGGCGCCGGGGTTGAGCGTCTCGAAGATGCGTGCGAGCTCGGGGATGGTACCGCTCGAGTTGTTGAGCAGAATGCGCGCGGCGATGTAGAGCCGGTAGGCGGCATCATCCAACGGGCCCCGCGGTTGGCCCACGATGGAGCCGAGCACATCAAGCTGAGCCCCCGCCGCGGTTGAGAGCCCCCGCAGCGCCTGAAGCTGCATGAATGCGTCTTCGAGCTCTTGGACTTCGGCTGCAAACGCCGCGATGAGCCCTTCGGTCCGGGGACTTCCCCGGTACTGCATCAGGAGCCGGCCAACGGCGTCATCCGCGTGCGTGGCGATCAGATCTGCCATGGGCTCACGGAGTCCCGGGCGTGGTGTTCACCTCGGTGCGTCCCGTGTCCAAGTCGGCCACCTCCCGGATACCCACGGCCACGGTGGTGCTCACCGAGGGTGGATCCACGAGCCCCAAGAGTATGACTGCATCCAACACCCCGGGCACGGTGAAGGCTTGGGCCGAGAGCGCCGCGGCGGTGACGTCCCGGCCGGTGGTGAGGTTGGTGTCCCCCCACGCCACGATTGCATCGCGCACGCGCGTGGCCCCGTCCATGGGGAAGGTGGCCGCGTCCACGGTGAGGTTGGCCGTCACCCACACCTCGAGCTCGGTGGGCCGCGTGTGCTTGATGGTGTAGCTCTTCCCGTTGAATGTCACTGTCCCGGAGAGGGTACCGTGCGCCCGGATGCCGCCCGTCTTCGAAGCGAAGATGGCTTCGCGGATGTCATCGTCATCCCCGCCGGCCACGAGCACCTCGATGCTCTTGAGCGGGATACCATCCCCGTCCGTTGCTTCGGTGTCGTTTTCAAAAACCTGCACCGCGGTGACGCCGGGCACGTTGCGCACGGCCTTCCACACGGCTTCCACCGCGGACGCACCCGAGCCCCGCAGCTCGGCTTCGCGCCGGGTCATCAGCGCTTCATCCGTCTCTTGCTCCCGCCCCTCCACCGCGTCTTCCGCGTTGGTGATGGACGCGAGCCCGGACACGGGCGTTTCGATGACGGTGAGCTCTCCCGCGAGCGCGGAGATGGGCCCCGTCTCTTCCGCTTCCACGTCCACGTCCACCGTGCCGCCCCCGGTGATGGTGGCGTCGGCCAGAGTCACGAAGCGCGCGGCCGTGCCCACCACGGAGAAAATGCGGCCCGCGGGGATGACGGTGCCCGGGGTGCCGGTGGCCGTCACCACCGCGATGGACTTGGTGGCGCCCTCCCGGATGGTCCCGGTGATGGCCGCGAGCTCGGACGCGGCTTGCCCGGTGGCCCCGCTTGGGGTGCCCGCGCTGTACACGTCTTCCGCGAGTTCCCATAGCAGCGCGAAGCGCTCGGCAAAGATGCCGATGAGCTGCCCCCACCGCGAGCTCGGGTGGGTGGGGATGGAGCTCCCGAAGGTGGACTTGAGCGCCGCTTCCAAGTCCGCTGCTATCTCTTCGTACGTCTTGGACTCGAAGCCGGTGGGGGTAACGCCGCTCATGGTGCCGCAACCTCCCCCGTGGCCGAGAGCTCACCGACATCCGACAACGCGCGGAAGCTCACGGAGAGATCTCGCGCGGCGGCATCGTACGTCACTTCCATCTCAGGCACGGACTTGATGCCCGGGGTGGCCAGGAGCACCGCGCGGAATTCAGCGCGGATGCCGAGCAGCTCGGGGTTACGCACGAGCACCTTGCCCCGGTAGTCCACTCCCACCTCCCTGTCTGCGAACCACTCCCCGAGCCACATCCGCAAGCGGCTCTCAGCGTCTTGGCGGATGGCTTGGAGCCCGGTGGCGATGCCCAAGTCCCCCCGCTCATCCAACGCGATGTCACCGTCTTCGCCCGCGAGAATGTCCCGGGGTAAGTCCGCCGCGGACACGGAAGCCGAGTCCGTGGGTGCCACCGGCCCCGCTTCCTCCGCGAGCGTCCATGTGAACGGGGTGGCCATGTCAGTACGTTACTTGCCCCGCGGCATCCATCGCGAGTGCCAGGAAGGTGGGGGCCGCGGGCCATCCGCCGGTCCGAAGCACGGTGAAGCGGTACCCCCCGGAGATGGCTTCCCTGTCGCTCGTATCGTTCACGTACGGGTTGAGGAAGGCTTGGCCATCGTGCACCACCTCGGTGCCGTCCCGCCCCTCGTACCGGGCGAAGAGCATCGCTCTGGCCAAGCCCACCGCGTCCGTCACATCGATGACGATGGGGGTGGTTTTCGCGATGGCAGATCCAAGTGTGGGGGACACCACCGCCACCACCGGCGGGGTTGCATCGGGGGGATTCGAGAGCACCCACGCCACCGTTGCGTTGAGCAGCACGTTTCCGGTGGCGTCCAGAGCGGTGACCGTCAAGGTGGGATTGCTGCGCCAACCCTCTTCGCGCGTGAGCGCATAGCGGTGCCCGTTGGTGATGACGGTGCGCCCGGAATCCTCGAAGCCGGGGCCGAAGCCCGCCCCGTTCCACACCACCTCGCTCGGGGTGCCGTCCGAATAGCTCACCGCCACCGTGGCGAACGCCACCGAGCCGGAATCGTCTTGCACGTCCAAGACGAGGGGCGTGGCCGGAAGGATGGTGGTGCCCGCCCCCGGCGAGGAGACGGTGAGCGTGGGCGCGGTGGTGTCTTCGGGCTCCCCGTACAGGGGTCCGTCGAAGATGAAGCTCGGCTCGAGCGCCGTCTCGTGCCCCTCTGCATCGAAGCCGATGACGGTGAAGGTAGGGTCCTTGAACCACCCATCGGTGTGGCGGACGCTGAAAGCGATGCTCCGGGTGTCCGAGCCCACCACCGTGGGGGTGGACGTGGAGTGGGGCGCATAGTTGGCGGTGAAGACACTCCCGTCGAAAACAACCTCGGGTTGATACAAGTCCGCGAAGCTCGCGAACACGAGCACCCGCGCAAGGTGTCTGTCATCGGCCACGGTGAAGCTCACGGGTGTGTCTTCGGTGGCGATGGTGCCGCCGTCCGAAGCCGGCGAGCCGAGCGTGATGGTGGGCGCCGCTGCCGCCGTCGCATTGGCGAGAATCTCGGCCGAGCTGCGCGCCACCGAGGAGATTCGGATTTCAGCGATGCGCCCGGGCCAGAGCTCGGCCGAGCCCGCGTTGACGCCGAGATACCATTGGCCAGTCGTCCCGCCCGTGGCGTTGGCGATGCCGGTGGCCGTGTGTTGCAACACGCCGTTGTGATAAAACTCCAAGTCATACGTGCTTCCGTTGAGCCGCTTGGCAACGGCAAGGTGCACCCATTGGTTGAGCGGGAAGGTGCTCCCCCCGCTCTGGGCCACGTCATCATTGACGCCCGCGCCGTGCTCCCAGAGGGAATTCAGACGCCCGGTGGTGAGCACCTTGATGAGCATCAGGATGTTTGCGGTCTCCACCTCGCTCGCCGCTGCGGGCTGATACGAAATCAATGTTTTATTCGTGGTTGCATAAGTATCGAGCCACACCCACGCTTCGAGGGTCCACGCGCCGAGGAGCGCGGTGGCCGCGGCGGTGCTCCCCGTCCCCGATGCGCTCTGCGTGGTGCCGTTGAATTGTCGCGCGCTCCCCATCCCCGTGGGCCCGGCCACCACCGTGGGCGTGCCCGATGTGGCGAGGTTGTATCCGTGGGCGATCTCCGCGATGCCCGGGCCGGTGGCGTCCAGCTCATCGAAGCGCCAGAGCGCGAGCGTGCTTGAATCGAGAGCGTGCGGCCGTGGCATCCCGTCACCCCACCTTCACGATTGTGGATCCAACCCCCACGAGCGCACCCGCGCCGTTGGTCGTGACCGCGGCCACCCCTGCGGCCACCGTGTGCGTGTGCGTGTTGATGGCCTCGGCCAGCGCCGCAAGCGCGGTGTTCACCTTCGATGCCATGGCCACGAAGTCCGTGGCGTCATGCGCCCCGAGCTTCACCGGCCCGTGCAAGGTGATGGCGTCCGTGGCCGCGTTGGGGAGGGGGGCCGAGAAAGGCCGAAGCGTGGCGATCGCCACCGCGTCCGTGAGCGCGTGCGTGCGCCGGAAGCCGGGATCCACCACCCCACCTTGCGCCAACCACAAGTCCAGGCTCCGGTCCGCGTGGATGAGAAGCACGGTGCTCCCGACAGGGATGTCCCACGTGATGCCGGCCGCGCCCGCGCCCGGGAAGCACACGGGCACGTTGGTGATGATGGGAAGCGTGATGCTCTCTTCCGTCTCCTCGTCCACCCTCCGCCATGACTTGAGCAGCGGTAGCACGTCCACCAGATGCTTGGCCGCGTCGAAGCGCTCCACGCGCGCGGGTTGGGCCACCGCGAGCTCGGCCAAGCGCCGGGCCACGGCCGCGTCCACCATCTCGGCGAGCGTCATCGTGCTCATTCCGGAAGGCACTCTAGCTCGGAGTGCCAATCCCCGGAGTGGGTGTCACCGCGGTGGCGGACGGACACCACCCGGTACGTCCCCTTGGTGTCCCGAGCGTCCAGGATGATGCGCCGTCCGGGCCGAAGCTCGGGAAGCAAGGTGCTCTTGCACTTCATCACGGACGGATTGCCTTTCTTATCCGGGGTGCCGTGCTCGGGGCTCCCCACCAAGCCCGAGTCGGGGCTGAGCACGAGCGCCGTGGCCTGCGCGGACTCCCCCGGCTCGAGCACTTGCAACGCGCCGTCTTGGATGCTCCACGCGAAGCCCATGGACTTGAGCAACGCATTGAGCTCGGTGCTCGCGCGCCCGTGCACGGTGTACCCGTTGGCAAATTGGTGCAGCGGCCCCCGGTATGCGCGCACCTTCGTGATGGCGTTGCCCGGTTGCACCCCGAGGGCGGTCACGAGATAGGCCACCACGTCCGCGGCGCGCACCCCCGCGGCCCACCCCTGCGAAGCGTGGGCGAACGCGTAAGCCCGCTCCCCGTCTCCGCACTTGATGCGGGTGAGGGTGGTGGGTCCTTCCCGGAGATGCTCAACGGTCCGCGCATCTCCGGTGAAGAGGGTGCCCATCGTCTCCTCATGGCCCGCCTGGAGAAAGACTTTCGAGCCCTTCCCCTTGAGCCGGCGCCGGGTGTCTTCGTTGAGGTTGGAAATCGCCACCTCGCACACGTTGGGCTCTTTCTTGGCCGTCTTGGTGACGGTGAAAGACACGCGCAGCTCGCGCACGTCCACGTCATCCACGATGACACGGCACCGTCTCTCGAAGAGCTCGGCCATGGCTCACACGTCCGCGCTCTCGGTGTAGTACACGAGCACGCGCGCCCCCAAGTCCGAAGCTCCCGCGTGCTTCCCCTTCCCTGCGGTGTCCACCACGGCAAAGCGGCCCGGCGGCTTGCGTGCGTCGGTGATGAACGTGGTGAGCGCGCTGCCCGTGCGCACGCGGATGCCGCTCCCGATGACGTCGCCTTCCGCGTCCGAGAGCGCGAGAAACCACGCGCCGGCCCGCTCGTTCCAACGGAACTCGAAGCCGTATTGGCGCCCCTCGAGCTCGGTGGTGAACCGGTAATGCGGCACGTCCGTGCGGGTGGGAATGATGATGGTTGCCATCACTTTTTCCCCGAAAACTTGGCCATCACGAAGTCCAGTGCCTGCGCGGCGTCGGACTTATCAACGGCTGCAACCTCCGCGGCGGTTGCGGGCTTGCCGGGCTTTTGCCCCTCATCAAGCTTCGGCTTCACGCGGTTGTCGGACTTGTTCACCTTCACCGCGATGCGCGCACGTGCCGTCTTCACGGTGCGCACTTCCCTGAGCGTGGCCGAAAAGCGCAGCGCGTCCCCGTTGCCGGCCGCGCGCGGGATGGTGAGCTGCGTGAGCACCATATTGGGGTACGTGGCGAGCTTGGTGGCCACCGTGATGGGTTGCCGCGCGGCCATAATCGCTTCGAGTTGCTCGAGCGCTTGCCGGCTCCGGGAGACGGTGGCGGTGATGCGGGAGCCTTCCGGTTGGGCCCCGTCCCTCCCCGTGTTGATGCCGAGCTCATCCAAGCGCGTGGGTCCGAGCGCGGGGGTGTCGGTGACGATGCCTTCCAAGGTGAGCGTCACCGGCTTGCGCCGGATGTGGTCTGTGAAGTCCACCCCTTCCTCGACAGGGGAATCGGTGGTCTCGTTTTCGCGCGTGTGGTTCTCGGTGATGGTGGCGTCCAACACGAGCTCGCCGAGCCGAGGGAGCAGAGAGACGGCCACGCGTCACCCCCCTTCGAGCGCCACGTAATTTTCGGCGATCTTCGTGGACCACCAAGCGTCCATCCGCTTCTCTACCTCCCCCGCCACCGCGGGCGCGTCGGTGCCCGGGGCCACGTTCATCACGAAGTTGGCCGACATCCGCGGGTTGACGGCGCCGGGTGCAGCGCCCGCTGCGCCGGCCGCGGCGGCACCGGGGGACGCGGCCCCACCCGCGAAGCCACCACCCGATTTCATGTAGTAGTCCAGCGCCACCTTCCCACCCGGGATGAAGCTCGCAATCTTTTCCGGGATGGACTTGAACCACGCCACGAGCGAGTCGAATGCCGTCTTGCCCATGTTGACAATGCCGGTCCACATCTCGCTTGCGGTGTCTTTGATAGACGTCCATGCCTCGCTCATGGAGTATTTGAATTTCTTCCACGGGCCCGAGAGGAAGCGGCCGATGAGCGAGTCACCGCCGTTGAAGAAGGTCATCAAGTCATCGAAGGCGGCGATGATTGCGATGCCGAGCAGCGCCCACCCGAGAATGGGCATCATCACCCCAATGGCCGCTTGAATGCCCCCGAGCAGCGCCGCGGCTCCCCACGCGACGTGCAGCATGGTGATGCTGCCAATCACCCCGCCGAGCGCCACGAGCGCCCCCGCGATGAGTGGGATGGAGAGCCCGAGCAGCGCAGCGCCCACCACCTTGAGCACTTTTTTGAGGTTGTCCCAATAGACGGGCATCCGTCGCATCACCCCCGCCACCGTGGTGAGTATCTCCCCGAGATCTGCTCCCCACTCCTTCACCTTGGTGGCGATCACCTCCCGGTTGGCTTTCGCCCAGTCGATGAAGCTCACGATGATGGGCTCCAGCGCCTGGAGCACGGGCCCGGCGAGCGTTTGCTTAAGCCCCGTCCAGAGTGCATCGAGCTTCCCAACGTTGTCCCCAACGTTGTCCCCGGCCGAGATGAGATCTTCCCCCATGATGATGTTGAGCTCGTGGGCTTCCTTCCGGAACGCCTCTATCCCTTTGCTCCCTTCCTTGAAGAAGGGGATGAGATCCGTCCCGCTCTTGCCGAGCACCTTCATCGCAAGCTGCGTGCGCTCACCGTCCGAGCCCAACGCGTTGAACGCGTCCGCGAGCTCGCCGAGCATCGCTTCCGGCTTCCGAAGCTTCCCCGCCGAGTCGGTGACGGACACCCCGAGCTTGGCGAACGCGCCCCGCAGCTCTTCGTTGCCGCCCATCGCGTCCGCGGAATTCTTGGAAAGGAACTTCAGCCCGGCGGCCATCGCTTCGAAGCTCGAGCCGCTCTGCTCGGATGCGTATTTGAGCTCTTGAAGCGCAGTGCTGCTCACCCCGGTGCGCTTGGCCAAGTCATCTATCTCGCCCGCCGTCTTGGCCGTGTCGGTGATGGCCCCGACCATCGCCTTCGCTACGTCCGTGAGCGCTTGGCCCATGGCCTTGAGCGCACCCTTCACGGCATCGGCCGCGAGCACGCCTTCCGCGAAGCCGGCCGCGTCCACGTCCAAGCCGAGCTTTGTGAAGAGCTCCCGGATGACCACTAGCGGCGCCCCTTTCCCTTCGCGCTCTTCGCCTTGCGGTGCGCTTCGGCCATCGCCTCATCCCGCGCATCGAGTGAGTCGTTGGCGTCTAGAATGTCGTCAAACGAGTAATACCGCTCCACCTCGCTCAAGCTTGCGATGCGCTCGGTGACGATTCTCCAGATGGGCCACCGCTTGGGGATTCCGCGGAGGGGTACTGCATCGCCCTCAGTTTGTGTAGCACGCTCCCGCTGCCGGCGAGAGCGCCGGAAAAATTTCCATAGTTCACCCGGATGGCTTCGAGCTTGAGCTTCATCAGCGTCATCATCCGACCCTGAAACAAAACATCTAATTGTTCCATGACTGGAACGTTCTGGTGTGTGACAGAGGCGAAGAGCTCGCCCAAGAGCGGGCGCCGCTTCTCGCGCGGGAGCGCTTCGAGCGCCTTGCCGAGTGCCGCGGCAACCTCCGCGGCGCCCACGTTGGAATCCATGTCCTTCCCGGCGAGCGCGGTGGGCGCGGCGGGAGCGGCCACCGTGAGCAAGTCCATGAGCAAGTCATAGGCTCGCCCACCCGGAAGTTGGGTGATGGTGAACTTGAGCCCATCCACATCCACCGTCTCAGTCTTGGTGCCCATGCATCACGTTCCGAGCAGCGAGGGGATGAGCGGGAGCCCGCCCACGAACATCTCGAGCCTGTCTGTGGCGAGCACCCACTCACACGAAGATGCTTCCTTCCCACGCTCGATGGTCGGGGGCTTCTGCACCCATGTGTTGGGGCCCGCGGCCATGGTGGTGCCGTTGAGCTCGGCCATGCCGAAGGGGGCCACGCCGCGGCCGTACTTCTCGTCAAGCTGCCACGCCGTTGAGAGGATGTCGTTGCTCGGACTGGACTGCATCAGCGTGAAGGTGATGGTGCCGGACACGTTGCGGTTGCGCACGCGCAGCGTCTCGCCGTCGCTCCCGGTGGTGGTGCTGAAAGAGTCTTCCGAGCGCTCCACGGTGATGAACGTCCCTTCGGCAACCCCGATGATGGGGCTACCGCCGAAGTTCATCTTCACTCGTTCGGGGTCATACGTTTGAATCATGGCTTACCTCGAAGGGGGGGATGGGGGTTTGGGGGCGCGGCGCTCAGAGCGAGAGCACCCCGCCGATGGTCACCGCATGGATGGCACCCGCGGGCTTGGCTTCCCAATGCACGTCCGGGAGCGACCGGGCCGCAAGGTCCGCGTCGGAGAGATCTGCTTCGGCCGGCGCGATGATGGTGAACTTGGGGTTTTCCTTCAAAAAGCCCGCGTCTTCCCCGTCTTGGAGCGCGGACCGGAGCGCTTCCACCACCACCCGGATGCCGTTGTCATCCATCGGGAGCTTTTCGGCCCGGTGAATGGACGTGTAGACGCCCGTTGCAATCCGGTTCACCTGCCAATCCCTGTCGCGGATGATGTCAATCCACTCGCCCGCGGCCACCTTCCCGCCGAAGACATCCCCGAGCCCGGCGACGGACTGATAAAACGAAACATTTTTATTGTTGAGATTCGTGCGGTGCGTGGCGGTGAGCGCGGGCGCGTCCACGCCCGTCACGCTCTTGCGCGCCCACGTGGAGCTCCCCGGCTCTTTCGGGAGCTGCGTGCCGGCGATCGCCGCGTCAAACCAAGCCTTCGTTTCCGGGTGGTAGAAGATGGCCGTGCGGTATCGCGTGAGCCCCTTGATGATGCTCGCAATGTCATCGGTGGCGGCGGTGGGGATGTATCCGCTCTGAGACTGTGCGAGGAAGAGCTTCTCGTTGCTCTCGACCCAAGCGGAGATGGTCGCAATCTCAGCGTCCGAGTTGAACGGGTTGAGGATGGCATACCACGCGTTGTCTTCGGTGGAGATCGCATCCAGGTCCGCGTTCAGCCCCGCTTCGGTGTGGTCTTGCACCACCTTGAGCCGATCAATGTTGTCCGCCCGGAGCGAGACAAAGGCGCCGGGCGTGTTCGCCACAACGCGGAGGAAGGTGGTTTGGTCCGAGGTGGTGACGGCCTTCCCGAGCGCATCGATGGCCGTCTTGAGCGCCGCGATAATCTCGGCCACCGTGGCGCTCGCATCGCTGGTGTACTCCACCCACGTATCGTCCACCTTGAGCCGGTACTTCGCGGAATTCACCGCCACCGGAGTCACCGCGAAGCGTTGGGTGGGGATGCTCGTGCGCCGGCCGAGCGCCACCGTCTTCACGCGCTTGGGCTGCTGAGAGAGCAGCCGCGACACTGCGAGGTACTCGGGCCCCTCATCATCGAAGCCATCGGCAACCATGTCCGAAGCCTTCGAATAGCGCCGCACGCGTTCAGCGAAGTGCGTGGTGGGGGTGAGCAGGAGGGGCTCACCGAAGCCCGCCGCGGTGGCCACCGCCGTCTCGAGCGTGATGGATGCGTCGACAATCTCTTGGAGGTTTGGATCCACGTGCGCTCCCCTATTCCGTCAAGTCCACGGTCAACGGCTCGGCCCCATCCCACGCCGCGGGCGGGGTGATGGTGGCCTTTTCGATGAAGGTGGTGAATTCGCTTTCGGTGTCGGTGAGCCGGACGCGGACATCCATCACCGCCCGGCCTTCGATGTCCGCCGCGGCGAGCGCGGAGATGTTGAGCACCTCGCCCGCGTCCACGAGCACGAGCCCCGCGGCCCTCATGCGCGCGTGCGTGGACGGCATGTGCAAGGCGCTTTGCAGCTTCGCAAGGTGCACCCGGGCGCTCGTGGTCCGGTTCGTTTCCTTGCTGTACGCATTGAGCGTCAAGGTGAGCTCGCGCATCGCTTGGGAGCGGTACTCAATGGCTTCGGCCGGGGGGCGGGCTTCGCTGTAGAACGTGGCCACCGCGTCCACGCCCACCGTCCGCGGGCCGCGCAAGCGCATGGTGATGAAGTCCCCCTCGGGTGCGCGCGCGTTCTGGTCCGCCCACACCACGGGGATGCCGGTGACGGTGGACACCCACGCCTGCAACGCTTCCTCCACGTCCGCCCATGGGATGGCCATCAGCGCCCCACCTTCCGCACGATGCACTTGTAAAAGCCCCCGTGCGGGCTCCAATCCTCCACGTCTTCCACCTCGAAGTCTTCCCCGCCGATGGCCACCACATCCGAGGCACCTTCCGCGCCGGACACCCGGAGGGGCACCAAGCACACGAAGAGCCTTCTATCGGAAGCGCGCTCCCCTTCCGGAAGCCGCTCGAGCTCGCGCCCCGCGAGCGGTGCCACCACCGCGTCCACGTTGAACGCGAAGGCGGCGGCTTGCTGCGCGTACCCCTTGGAGAAGGTGGTGGCCCCCCGTCGCGTCACCCGGTAGGCGCCCGTCTTGTTGCTGCGCACCACATCCGAGAGCGGCCCGGTGATGGGCTCCGGGGGCGCGGTGTCATCCGTGGCGAGCGGCCACGTGTAGCCCGGGCTCATTCCCCACCGCCCGCGCCGCGCTGCTCTACCGCGTAGGAGATGCTGTTCATCAGGCGCGCCGTCTCGATGAGCGCTTTGGGGTCCCCCTTCGCGCCCGGCCGCGTCTTCGCAAGCTTCCGCGCGAGCGTTGACGGGGCGAGCTCTTGCCGGATGAAGCCCCCGGAGATTTCCGCCTTGATGTCCGCCGCATGCTTGGTGCCGAGCAGCGCGAGCGCCTTCCGCCACGGCATTTGCGAAGTGAGCACCGCGTTGCACAGCTTCGCCGCGAGTTGCTCATATTCGGTCCGGAACTTGTCGAAGGTGTGGCGGAGGTGCGATCTCTCGGGGGTGCGCGCGGTGCCGAATTCGTGGATGAGCCCGAGCTGCGCGTTGGTGAGGGGCTCGCCTTTCTCGGTGACGTGCTCGGCCTTCGCGGCGCGCGCCCCGAGGTAGCCCACCTTGACGTGGGCGCCGCCGTGGATCGCCTTCGCGGCCTTCAACATCTCGGCCCACCCGCGGTCAATGTCCACGTGCCTCACCTTCGCGCGGACCTTCCCCTTGCCGGCCATCAGAGCACCACCACGCGGGCCGCGTTGCGCCGGGTGAGACGTAGCAGGCCGAGCCCGTACGGAGTCGCCTCCAAGTCCCCGCCCGAGCTCGAGCCGGTGGCGAAGCTCTTGGACACCCCCGCCACGGAGATGCTCTGCACCGGCCCCACCCCGCTGCGCTCTGAGATGGTGAGGATGTGCGCCACGAGATACGTGGCCGCGAGCTCGAGCCGGGCCCCGTAGTGTTCCGCCGAGAGCTCCAACCCCGCCGCATGGATGGCCCACGCGAAGCGCTCTTCGGACACGCCCGCGAGCTCGGGGGCGAGGTTGAGCACCGCTGCTTTGGTCGTCACGTCCGCCACGCGGGTGCCCCTTTCCGTCAGGCGAGGCTAGCCCCGGTCGGAATCCGGCGCCCCGCCCTAGCCATCACGCCCGTGCATCTTTCCGATGGCTGCTCACCGGGTGCTCGGCGGCCGATGGCAATCCCGGGTCCACCCGAGCGCTTGCACCCACGCCCGGGTTTCATCCCCCTTGGGAAGTAGACTTATATAAACCTATATCCCTATGTCCCTGCGTTGGCGCCCACCTTCACCGCCTTGAGCTGCTCATCAATGGCGTGGAGCACGGTGGTGCGATTCTTTCCGGACTTCTCAGCGGTGCGCCACGCGGTGAGCACGTTGCGGTCAAACGTCTCGGAGATGAGCCGCTTGGCGTCATCCGCGCCGAGCGTGCCCAAGTCCATCGCGGCCGTGCCGCCCCCGGTGACGCCCGGTGCTTCCGGCCCGCCGGCCACCTCCACCGGCCCGCCTTGAAGCTGCGGGGTGGCTCCGGGCGTGCCCGTGGTGGTGGCCCCGGCATCGGCCCCCGCCGCGTCGGCCGCGGACGCGCTCACCACTTCCAAGCCCCCGTCCTTGTCTTCCAGGAGCGCCTTGAGCGCGGGCGGGGGGCTGCTCGTGGCCTTCTTCCATGCCTCATCCGGCACGGGGGTGATGCCCGGCATCAGCGTCACGCCGAAGCCGATGCCGATGGGGCGCGGTTGCTTGTTGTTCACGAATGGCATGCGTATGTCCTTTCCCAGACGGAATGGCTGTAAAAACTACGCGCCATCCCCATACACGATGGAAAGCGGGAAGTACGCGTGGACCCCGCCGATCCGTCCGTGGTTGTTGATGACGAACTCGAGGTTGCGCGGCTCGGGCGGGAGGCTTTCAAACTCCTGCGGGATGATGAGTTGCAGTTTGTTGGGGTCTCTCCGGTAGGCCACCATCCGGTCCGTGCCGCCGCTCCCCGCCGCCTTGCACTTCTCCCATGACTCCACGTTCTTGATGGAGTCCGAGGTGGCAAGGAAGTGGTTCAGAACGGAGACGCCCATGGTGTCCGGCACCATCGTGCGCCGAAGCAGCGAGAGCTGAGCTTTGGGCATAATCAGCGTGTCCGGTGGCTCGAGCCCGTTGGTGGTGCTCGTGGCCTGCTCTTCCATCCCGAAGAGATCTGCGAGCATCTCTTCCGCCGTCTTGGTGGCAAAGGTGGCCGTGCCCCCCGCGCCGTTGGGAACCGTGTACACCTGTGCGTTGGGTTGGTTGAGCAACCCATACAGCCCATTCTCCGCGTCACCGTTGGCCGCGATGTTCTCGACCAAATACTCCATCGCATAGCGCGCGGTGTTGAGCTTCTTGCCGTCCAAGTCCGTCCCGTTTTTCCGGGAGCGGCGGATCTCCATCAGGTTCCAACCGTGAGAGTTACCCATGCTGCGCACTTGGGCGAACGTCTCCGTTGCGAACACGTCCGAGCGGGGCAAGTCGTCGGCATAGCTCGCGATGAGCTTGGCCGAGCCCACCCGGTCAAAGATTTGATACGAGATGATGTTGGCGGTGGGGTCCGTGTCCGAGTCGGTCGGGATGAGCCGGCGCGCCTTGAATTCGGGGTACTGGATTTCAAAGACACGCTGCCGCGCGCCCTCGTACTGCTTTTGAAACCAGATGTTTTCCACCGCGTCCAGCGTGGGGAAGTTGAAGCGTCGAAGTCCGGGAGGCATGGGTTTCCTTTCGAGTCCGGAGGGGTAGGGCCGCTTATGCGTTGGTGGCCCTGAAGA